TCTCTGCTGTACTTCCAACACTTTAAAACCTTATCGGCTTGTTTGGATAGTACCCCCGCTGCATATTGCGAACCAGATGGTGAATCGTTGTTGTATGCGTCTTTAGCCATTATGCTGTTTTCCAGTTAGTGCTGCCATCAGAATCAGACTTTCCTATTCGATAACGCCACCCTTTTTTTCTTTTTTCATATATAGCAAGGCTTGGCAAAACTTTTAATGCGCCATAGCGCAGAGCATCGTAATGATGGTCATCCGCTTTGGTATCAATGTCTTCGGGGTCATTTTCTGCTGATGGTAAGTTAGGAAAGGTTTCTATACATTGTAAACAATTATCTGTAAATCTGATACGAGGAACCCCTTCGTCTGGTGCTTCCAGCCCTTCATAGACGATTTTAGCTCCAGATTTACGGTCATTATTGCCCTTAGATAAAAAGATTCCATCGTCGCCATAGAAGTCTGCAGGTGAGTATAACATACCTTCTTTTTCAGAATGTTTAGTCCAATATGCCGGGTCAGCAATATCATCATCGAAGTCTGTCGGTTTTAGTTTATAAGTTTTCCAAGTGTACTCATTGACCTTCTGAACTTGTTTAGACGCAGATAGTCCAGTCTCTGTTATTTCATCAAATATTACCATATTATCGTCACGGTCAACTGCAGCAAACAAGCAGACAAACGGAGCTTTTGTCCCGTAGTCGTAAAATCTGTAAAACGTATGCGTATTCTTTTTGAAATGAACTCCGAATTGAAAATATGCTTTCGGTATCACATGATGCATGGGATTCCAGTTATCAAAATATGTTCCAGCAAAAACATCCCACCTACCTTCCAGCCACATAGCTTTCAATACGGGATTAAGGTTTTTCAATTTCCTGACGTAATTCGGGTCATTATCCAGAAGAGTCGGATTATCAAAAACAGTAGCAGGAATAAAATGGTAGCTAATCCCTTCTTCGTCGATAAAAGGTTTACCCGTTTTTTGATTCTGATAATAAACATCGAACTGTTCGTTATATTTAGGCTTCCCAGCAACAACAGGTGGGCAACGGTCAATGAACTTACGCTTAAGCCATATATGACCAATATTGCCGGGATTGGATGTTAAACATATCTGCGGCTGAAGAAGTTCGTTATCCGTCCTTGCAGATGTAGAAAGCTCTTCTATCCAGTCTTCTGGAAATTGATTCGCTTCATCAACCCCAATGAAATTATAGTTACCGCCAATGTAGTTATCCAACGCCCTTCTATCCTGGCAATGTACCAGATAAATCTTCGCACCGCTGGGAAACACATAACACTTGTTCCTTTCCTGCCAGTTCGCCCCGTACAGCTTATACAACTTATCACATTCCGGCTTCAAGTTCCTTTCCAACTGCGGAAATGTCCTACGCATCAAGATTCCAATGTAATCGGGGAAATCAATCGATACAGCGTCTACAACCGTTTTAACGGACTTACCTTCGGCTTTTAAAACCTTTACCTGTTCTGGCTCTATTCTGCGTCTTAAACGCTCATAATGGTATGCCCTCGGTACTAACGCTGCCTTCCATGCCAACATCAAGGATTTTCCACCACCCCTTGCTCCACCATAAAATATCCAATTGGCAGTAGAACCTAAAAATTCTGTCTGTTTACCGCTGTGTGGACGAAACTTATATTTACCAACCACGTTTTTTCTTCCTATGTTCGGGTTCTACGAAAACCTTCGTGCTTGCCTTATGAGTAAAATCATTATTCTCCCAAGTCCTTACGGCTGCCTTCCAGTCTACCATTTTGATTTTCCCTACCATCCAGCCTTTTGATGCATAATGTGCGACAAATGCCACAGGATTAATATTATTTTCCCTTTTATCACAATATTCCTTCACTTCCTGCTCTGTTGGAATTTTAAACACCTTTCTTTTTATTTTCTTAGAACTATTCTTTATTACTTTATCTTTGTCTTTAGCTGCTTGGATGAAGCTTACATGAAGCTTAGTAGCTTCATCTATGGGGCTAAATAAGTGACTGTACTTTTTAATGCGTTCATAGACGGACTTATGCACTCTATTACTTAAATTCAATTCATCAGGATGTGACACCTTATACTGAAATTGTATAAATTTCGGAATGAACCATTTACCATTTTCTAAATATTCAATTCTACTTGAAAATGTTTCCATTAAGTCCTTTTCGTTAAGTTCTTCACCTACAAATATACTCATTATGTCTATATCTGGGTCAAAGAATCCAGCATGGTCACACTGACTTATCAAATACCACCATGAACTCTTATACTTCGGGGATAAACTACGAAACCACTTCTTCTTCCATATATCTGTATCAAAGTATCTCTTTGCCATCTTTATACCTCTCTATTGCTCTTTCTCTGTATGTGTTACTGTCTAACTTAATACGTTCAATCAACTCCTGTCTGGTATTGCCCTCGGCAATAGTAATATATCTACCAGACTTAGTCCTCTTCTTGGCGTAAAACTTTGGTTCTCTCTTCTTTTCCATTACTGTTTAACCACTCCATTACTTGCTTATAATTATACCGAATCGTTTTCCCACCACTACTTGTGTTGTTTATTGCAACAGGAATCGGATTCTCCAACTGACGCCACTTATAGACACATTGCCTCGTGACACCAAGAAGAGAACATAATTCACTTGTTTTTAATAACTTTTCCATTAAATACTCCTTTGTATTTAAAAAAACATTCCTATAGATGCTGCAACTTCCTTAATCGGAAGTAATAACATCTCTGACCTATCTCCATCACCACCCATTACCTTTCGTGCCTTACCATTTCTTACCATACCGTTACAGATACTCTTCAATTCATTGACGGGTAAACATAACATACCTTTTACATTTCCATCCTTTGAAAAAATATGAAACCACCAATCTGCCTTTGTTACTGCAAGACCCGATTTTCTACCATTGCATTTTATCTCAATAACCATGTTACCAGTATCATACCATTTGTCTCTTTCTGTCTTCACCTCTATCTTTCCTTTCGATTCCAATAGAACTTTTAAACCCTCTTCATAGATTTGACCATATTGTAAATCTAAATCGAAGTCAGAGTTCTTTTGACCCATCTATTCTATCTCCTCACCACAATCAAGACAAAACCAATAAGTAATATATTCGTGGTCTTCTCTACCATACCTATCCTCACCTTGTTCCAAATTCTCATGTTCACAATCCGTTTCTACCGTACTTAACATCTTTGCTGCAATAGCCCTTACCACATTCACGGTTACTGCATTACCACACATTCGATACCTCTGTGTGTCACTTATATTCACAACCTTGCCATCTACCATACCCTTACTTGTCCAACCATCTTCCCATGTTCCATCCTCATTCCTGGCGCTAAAACCCTGAAGTCTTTCACATTCATTTGGAGTTAATCTTCTTATTCTTGAATTTTCATATAATCGTAAACTATTATGATGCGGTTCTGTTAATGTTGGAGAAATATCCTGTGCCTTTCTATTATACAAATCCAATGCCTTTACATCATCAGCCTTCAAATCATTTTTAGCCAATGTTTCATCTAATGCCTTAACCCCATAACTCTTTTCTATAGCCAATGGTGGCATCCAAGAAGGTTCTGTCTCACTTGACTTTACACTATTTAAACAAGGACTTACGTTATCCTTTCTTATCCTTAATCCCTCATCCGTCCTATAGTCTGCTATCATTGTCCTCTTACCATCTACTCCTTTGTAGTATGAGGCGTCAATACAGGTGACGACATCCCCTTTTTCTTGCTTACTTCCATCTGTTGCATCGCCTTTTCTGATAGGAAATATTTGTCCTCTACCTCTGTCTCCAATATATCCCGCAATGTATACTCGCTCTCTGTTCTGTGGGAGGTAATACTTAGTATTTTCCAATGAGCATTCAACATTATAATCAAGGTCGGCAAGAACTCCATATATTTTAGCAAATGTGGTGTAATCATCGTGACTATATAAGCCTTTAACGTTCTCGAGTAAAAAATAGGGGACTGGGTCTCCTTTATCCCTGTAATACGAGAGAATCCGTGCGATTTCAAAAAATAAAGTCCCTCTGGCGTCTCGAATATCTCGTTTCCCTGCAATACTGAAACTCTGGCACGGAAAACCTCCACAAAGGACTGTAAGCTTATCTGGTAAATCTCTTTCTGGTTGAATAAGTTTAATGTCTCCAAGTTCTACCGCCTCTGGGTATCTATGTCTATAAACTGAACTGGCGTGTTTATCAACCTCACTAAAACCAACCCAATCAAATTCCCATCCAGCCTCTTCAAAACCCCTATGGAATCCACCGATTCCACTAAATAAGTCCAACATCTGCATATCATCTCTCTCTTGCCTTTTCTTTTAACTCTTTTATACGCCTTTCATCTTGAATGATTAATAGGACGGCTATCACTAAAAACATTACTATCGCGCCTATAATGAATCCTACTATCAGTTTTATCATGGTCGAGTCTACTACTAATGTGTAATTTATGTCAACTCATTTATAAATACCTAAAATATAACAATGGGGACTATATAGATGACCAGGGCGGGCTACCCAAAGTGTGGGTGGTTGGCGACCATTTGTTTTTTTTTGCACATACCCGTGACCATTTCTTTTTATTGTCGTTTCTCGTCGGTGTATCATGTGGAATATAAGGACAATAACATAACATAATAGGGAATAGGTTATGGGGTTTCTCGAGAGGGATGCACATATATTTTAAAATTTCGACCATTTCCACCCATTTGAACTCTTCTTATATAGGAGACCAACCATATTCATAGAAACTTACCAATCATCCCACCAAGTTGCGATGTTTTGCCATATCGTTACTATTCTCAATAGATTCCATAATTGAATCGTTATAATTATACCTATCTACCGAGAGAGTTGCGACGATTCCAAAAATAATTACATAACATAACATTTTAGTATAAAAAAGTCTTTGTATATTATGTAAACTTACGTAAACTAAGGGGTACTCAATAAGGGGTACATCAAAAAAGTGGAGTAACAAATGAAAGGTCATTTTAATAGTAACAGAGATTTCGGGATTGAGATTGAGTTTCTCATTCCACGAGATAATACACAAGAAACGATTGCCAGTGCATTAAGGGGAGTTGGTATAGATTGTCGGGTAGAAGGATACAATCACACGACGAGACCTCATTGGAAGATAGTTAGTGACGTTTCTGTCAATGGTAATTCTACCCATACGGGGAGTAACGAATTAGTCTCACCTCGTCTAAGTGGTGAGAATGGGTTAAGGCAAGTTGAAAAGGTTTGTGATATTTTGAACCTTCTCGGGTGTGAAGTTAACAAATCTTGTGGACTTCATGTTCATCAAGATGTTACCGACATTGTCGGAGAGAGTGACAGAACTGCAACCAAGTTTCTCAAGAATCTTGTTTTGTTTTGTGCAAAATATGAGAATATCATCTACAAACTTATTGCACCATCTCGTCTCGACAATCGACAATATTCAATACCCGTGAGAAGGGTATTTTTTAGAAGTCGTAACATGAGATTGAACAATGAACTTTCGACCATCAAAAATGCCTTGGATAGGAATGTGAAAATAGTTGTTAACGATAAGTCCGAGAGTAGTGTATCGGGATATTTACAAAATCGTCGGTCTTGTGGATTGAATCTCTATAAGATATGGCAACGAGGTTCTGTAGAATTTCGATACCATAATGGTACTCTCAATTTCGAGAAGATTAAGTCTTGGGTAGTTGTGACAAATGCCATTGTTAACTCTGTAGAAGATACGAATTTTGTTAAACTCTGTAATGTCCCAAATGGTTCAAGAGGTTTGGCAAGTTTCCGAGGTGCAATTGGTTTTGTCGGTAGAAGTGGAAATCAAGATGGTACACCATACTCAAATGACCAATTAACCAAAGATGCAAATCTTTTCATACAGAGAAGATATAGGAATCTGAATGCAAGACAAAATGCATATGCAAGACATCACGATTATAGATTTGTAAGTGATGGAATCTTTAACATCCAAAACAACCAAGGAGTTTAATTATGTGTGGATTAGTGGGAATAATAAATAAAAAAGATGATTCAAGAAGTATGTTCGATGGATTGAAAATACGAGATTCATTCGTGAAGATGACTAAAACTGCAAATACTCGTGGAGGTCATTCTACGGGTTTTGCAATCATCCAACGTGATGGAGATTACTTACTTTGTAAGAGAAATCAAGATGCATATTCATTCTTTCTTCAAAGGTCTGTTTTGAGTGCATTGGATTTCATTGACATAAGTGAAACGAGTGCCATAATAGGTCATACTCGATACTCGACACAAGGGTCACCCGAGAACAATGAAAATAATCATCCCATAAGGGCAAATAACACCATTGGAACTCACAATGGTTCAGTATGGAATGATGACGAACTTTTTGAAAAGTTTGGTCTCGAGAGATTTGCAGAAGTTGATTCAGAAGTCTTATTCAGACTTTACGAATACTCTGATAATTTCAAAGACTACATCGAAAAGTTAAAACTTGTGAAGGGTAACGTCTCGATGGTTTGGCAAGACTTGGAATTTCCCGAGTACGTCTATCTGTTCAAAGGTAATAACCCATTGGAAATTGCCTACATACCATCGTTAAAGTGTCTTGCCTATGGTAGTACCCGTGAAATCGTCAAAAGTGGATTCTCGGACGAATTACGATGGTTAAAGGTCAAACCTAATACACTCCTAAGAGTTAATACCAATACTCTCAAAGTGAATAGAACTGATGCACGAATAAGTAAGAGTGCAAATAGGTACTTTAGATTTGATTCTAAGATTGGTGCAAGTGTGAGAGTAAAACCGAAATCTTGCAAACCTAAAAGGGTTCCAATCTCGTTAGATGACGAAACCATCAAAAGGTTTGTACCTCGATATAGTTATCGTGATAACATCGATGATGTTGTGAATGACATACTCGAGAGAGACGTACCACAACAGAACTTGCCCTTTAATACTCGACAAAGTGTAAAGGCAAATGATGGAAGTACCATCAAGAAAGTAAAATAACAATAACCGAGAGTGGTGACCTTTTTTGAAAAGGTCGCCATTCTCACAAAAGTGGAGAACTGAAATGAAAAAAACAAAATGGAAAATTAATTGGGATTTAACTAATAAATTTCAAACTTGCATTGAATGTCAATGGTTGTTTAGTGATAAATCACCACTAACAGAACGTAAATGGGTTAGTCGGGATATGTTACCATTCTATATCGTTGGATACAAATAAACAAAAGTGGAGAATAACATGAAAAAAAATAAATGCAAAATATGTAATCGATATGATTGCAATATTGAGGAACTCAATGAAAATTGTATGTGTTGTGGTAATTCACTCGTCAACCATAGGGAGTGGATTGAAAAAAAGAATAAGTACGAATTGAACTTAGATAAGTATTGCAACCAATGTGAAGAAGAAGTTTCTTCAATCAAAGATGAGAGAATTGTTTGTGATGATGTGTGGAAAGATGAGTGGTATCAGTAAAAATGAAGTGGCAGCAATTGGGAAGAACCTCGCTGAATCTCAGCGATGTCTTCCTGGTTGCATCGCTCAATTCAAATTGAAATTAAATAACATTTTTTAATAAAAAGGTTGCATTGTTTAAATTACTATCGTAATCTATGTCAACCAAAAAGTGGAGAATAACAATGAGTACAAAATACACAATGGAATTAAATCATATTGCCAATTCTGATATAGGTGGTGGTTATTGGGCAAATACAATAGATAATGAACCAATTATAGAATCGGGTAAAACTCTAAAAGAAATGCAAGATAAATATTTTGATTGGAGAAACAGAAATGAACTTGGGAGTGGTAATGTCCCTTCCATTTACGTTTATAAGAACAAAGAAATAATTGTCGGTTGGTTTAGTTATAATGGACGATTATGGGAAGGTTGTCAATGGAATAGTAACACAAAGGAAATTATTATTAACAAATAAAAGTGGAGAATAAAATGAAAATAACGAAAAAAATAGTTGAAAACTTTCTACCACATGATATGTGGTATGGATTTAAATGGATAATTCCATTCGTAACACCATTTATTAAACAAAACAATATCAAACCAAATGACCATTGTTGGTATCAGAGTGGTGGTGGTTGTTGTCATTATTTCATTAGAGATGAAAACAACCACGTTTATACATTTCACACCGAAAGTGAAATTGTCGAAAAATCATTCAACAAGTGGGAAGGTGACAATTGGTCGGATGATTATTTAGATGATGATAAATTCACAAGAGATGATGGATATTATACTTTCGGATGGGAGGTTGATTCACCAAATTATTTTCCAAAGTGGTTAATAGATTTGGACTATAAAAACCAACGGGGAAAAGATGGTGAGAGGTGGTGGAGATTTGAAAACATAAATCCTACGGGATATAAAAAACTAAATAGTGGAGAATAAAATGAAATACTCAAAAGAACATAAAATCGGTAAAAAGATGATTCTCGAATCAGACTTCTCGGTAAAGTCGGTAAAGACTTTTATGGGTAGAGAAGGTTATGGTGTAAATGCCAATATTTACTACCAAAATCGGAAGATTGGTCACATCATCGATAGTGGTAATGGTGGGTGTCTTGACATTTCTTATTACAAAAAGGTGAATGGCAAAGACAAATGGATGCATAAAAATCGCGATGTGGATAAGTTCGTCACCGAACTACCGAACTATACTTGGAAGTGGGATAAGAAAGATGAACCCACAAAATCTAAATTCGATGAAGAAGAGATGTGGAATATTCTCATCGATGAATATCTATTTGTGAAAGACTTCAAAAAGGAAATGAAGAAAATCCAAATTGTTCACAATAACAAGGTCTTTACATTCGTGAAAGATAACAAACCACATTTCTTAGATAAGTTATATCACTATAACGGGAAAAGTGGTGTATCGTTTCGTGAGATTATCAAAGACAAATACGATGGATGTACCATCTTGAATGATGTATCAAATAACAAGGCAATGAGACTATTTAGAACTCATTCCTCTAACTAAGTGGAGAATAACATGGAAACAATATTAAAACACCTAAGATGGTTACATCAAGATTTAGGAGAGATGATTAGTAGATTAGAACTCCGAAAATTGGATGTGCAACATATACCGAAGTTTTGGATGGACTACGTTCGCGATTCTATTCAAGAAAACCCCGAAATACATTCGGAAGGAGAGTAAGATGAAAAACATAAAATTAGAATCATTCGGTGTGTTTGGTTTTGATGGTTACACCGAACAATGGTTTGGTTTTAGTGATGGTAATAATTGGAATGGTTTTGAAACACCATTATTCACCAAAGAAACACTAATCAAAATAAAGGATTATTGGGACAAGGAGTTTAAGAAAACCAAAGACACCGATATACCAATACTCAATATTGGGGAAAGTGTTGGTATGTCGTTATACCGAGATGAACCTTGTGAAACAATACGTCCTATTAAAAGCGATTACGGGAATTTATATCGCATAACCGATTTGACTTGGAAGAGATATGATTACATCTCTCTCGACGGGGATATATTTTTCAAAGAAGATGTGGATTGTGTACCCGATTTAGGATGGGAAGTGACCAAGATTCAACCCGAAGATGGAATGGTGAGTCTCGAATTAGTAGATAACGATGGAGAAATGTATTTTGAAAATGATAAATTCAAAATGTGGAGAGATGAGATGTTCACTTACAGAACAGATATACACATAACTAACTTAGAATCATAGAGGAGAGTAAAATGACAAACGTAATAGTGTATGGAACACTTAAAAGGAATGGTCGGTTTTCCGACTATTTGAGAGAACAAAAGTATGTCAAACGAGTCAACATAAGTGGATTCAAGATGTACGATAGTGGATACGGATTCCCATTTGTAGTTGAAGGCAAAGAGACGGATGCAATCTATGGGGAGTTGTATAAGGTCAATGATAGGGTATTAAACATACTTGACCACGTTGAGAATGTTGAGAGTGGATTGTATTCCCGTATTAATTTGGAAGAAACATATCCATCCATCAAAGTACCGACATATCTCTACGTCAGTAAATTGTCACATTTTGACTCTGCAACACGCGAGATTCCATATGGATATTGGAGTGTAGACAACGATTATCTGCAAATAATGAGAGTGCAAATTCACGAGAAAGTCTACGAAGACATCGCTAAAAAGATTGTTTTTCACATGAGATTTTTCGATGGAGACAGAACTCCAACCAATAAATCTTATATGAGAATGGTTGAAAAAAGGATGCACACACCAATTAACACAGAAATTGAAGAGATATTCCTAACTGATTTAATCCTAATGGGTAGAATCAAGGAGTTGACAGAAGAAGATGCATTTAAACTAAGAGGAGGTAAAAAATGAGCGTACAACCGGTAAAAGACCGCAATAAATTAAATCAGATGATTGAGTTTTTAGAACTGAAAGGAAATAAGAGGGATGTGTTGTTGTTGAAGTTTGGACTCAACACGGGACTTCGTATAAATGACATACTAAGACTCAAGGTTAAACATCTTTTCGACTCTAATGGCAATTTAAACGAGTATTTAGACCTATTTGAATCCAAGACCATCAAAAGACGTAACCGAAAGTTGAAACAAATAAAACTTAATAGTATTATTCGACCAGAGTTAATTTCATATGTGCAATATTATGAACTTGAGTCTGAAGATTGGATTTTCTTTTCATTAAGAGAACCATTGAACCCTTTGGACAGAGTTAGGGCATGGACAATACTTAAAGAAGCGGCAACCAGGGTGGGAGTAGCGAAGTTTGGAACTCATTCAATGAGAAAAACACTCGCGTATAATGTTTATAGCGAAACAAAAGACCTTGCATTAGTAATGAGACTATTGAATCACAATGACCCCGACCACACTTTGCGATATATTGGTGTGGTTCAACACGATTTGGATACTGCATACGAACAACATGGAATAGGAGGATAGTCTTGAGTGACAAGTCTGATAAAATAAGAAAGAAAATAGCGGTGGCAAAAGATGAAAAAGAAGTTGAAGGAATAAAGGAACAAGGTAAAACATTCGGTTTGATGTTGGGGAATATGAAATCTACGGCATTGGATGAACCCGTTTTCGAAGGAACTCCGCTACTTGAAAGAAAGAACGGCAAATACAGAATAGACGAACAACACCTTGCCTTGATGTTTCTTGAGGCATTTCAGAATGAAGATAAAGCATCAGGAGAACTGAAACCTTTGTTTACACGAGTTGAAGAAATGATTGGTATCCCGAAATCAACCTTGATTAGTTGGTGGAACAAAAGGGACGATATTATGGCACAAAGGACGACCACTATGACTCAAGGACTTAATTATATCTCAACTGCGATGATGGTCGAAATGATGAGGATGACACAGGCGATGGCAACACTTGATTATCGTGAATTATTGAATGGAAAACCTCAAGATATGCATAACTTTATAAGTTTGTTCAATACACTTATCAATAAGTTTCGCTTAATGAACAACCAATCTACCAGCAACGTCGCACATCAACACGAAGTTGAGTTGGTGCTGCCGAATGAATAAATAGGGTAAAAGGAGACGTAGTCCCAATCCCTACATTGCCGCCCCCTTTATAACGTATACGAAACGCCTCGTTACGCGATGATTTCACCATTAAACGTAACAATTGCTACATTTTTTACGGGATTTCCCGTAAAATTTAGTAAAAAGGAAATAATGTTTGCGATATTATAGTAAATAATTGTAACTTTGGTAAACGGAGATACCCATGAAATATAGAAATGCACCAACCAACTACCAGGAGTGGCTAAAAGACAGAGAAGCGAACCCATCAATAGGGGCGAGTCAGTCGGCTGCAATCTTAGGTTTAAGTAACTGGGCGACACCTTTTGACGTTTGGCATGAACTTGTCAATGGATTTGAAGCTAAGGAAGATAATCTGACCTTCAGGTTGGGAAGAGAATTAGAGCCTATTATTCGTACTTTATTTATGGAAGAGACTGGACTAAAGGTGGTAAACGATAACAAGATTAGGATTAGTGAGCCCTATCCCTACATTACCACTAACTTAGATGGGATGGTCGTTGGTGAGAAAGTGCCAGTTGAGTATAAAACCACCGCAATGGGGTGGGACGGAGAGATTCCAGACCAATATTTTATTCAATTACAACATCAAATGTTTGTGACAAACACACCACATTGTTACTTTGCGATACTATGTTTGGGGTTCAAAAAGGAACTTATCATACAGAGATACGAAAGGGATGATGATTTTATTGACAATATGGTAACGGAGTTAGTAAGGTTTTGGGAAGAATATGTCGAAACAAAAGAACCACCGCCATTGGTTTCTATATCAGATGCAAGGAAATTGTATTTTAACGAAGAGCCAGACACAATTATTCAAGCCGATGAAGAAACTTATAAAATCACTAAATCACTCCAACACTATGGTGTGGAGAAAAAGAGATTGGATGATAAAATCAATCTTGCAAGATTACAATTAATGAATGTGTTGGAAAATAAACAAGAACTTCAATACAACGGGACGACACTTGTGACTTGGAAACAGACTAAACCACGCGAATATTTTGACAAAAATACTTTTAAAAAAGAACACCCTAATCTATACTCAGATTATGTGTCGAGTAGGGATGGTTCTCGTAGGTTCACAATAAAAAAGATGGAGTAATAATGACCGACATAACAGAAGCAAAAAAGAAATCTGTTTCATTAACAAGTAAACAAACGGATTTGAAGAACACAATTAAGGGGGCAGAATTTTTCGAACAAATCAAAAATGCCTTGCCAGAAGGGAATCTGACCACAAAAAGGTACATATCGTCTTGTTTGACAGCTCTCGCAATACAACCAAAATTGTTACAATGTAGACCAGCATCCGTACTTAAAGCGATGATGGAGAGTGCAAGGTATGGATTAGAACCGAACAGCCCACTCAGTGAAGCTGCTCTTATACCGTATGGTCAAGATGTTAATTTCCTTATCGAATATCGAGGCATGATGAAACTCGCTTGGAATACGGGTCTGTTGAAGTCACTCGACTTTGATAAAGTATGTGAAAACGATGAGTTTGATTATCGAAAGAGTCACAAGGGGATTACATTCTCTCACACTCCAAACCTACGGGGAAGTAGGGTCGATGCCTATGCATATTACGCAATTGCAGAGTTGAAGAGTGGTGGCATTGCGTTTCAAGTCATGTCAAAAGACGATATTGTGAAACACGCCCAACAATTCTCAAAAGGGTTCTCACACAAATCATCTCCCTGGCAAACAGACTTTGACGCGATGGCATTCAAGACCGTCATCAGACAGTTATGCGACAAGAAACTACCCAAATCAACAACCGAACAGAGTGTTTTAATGAGAGAGGCAGCTCACATAGATGATTTTGTTGAAGATGAACGTCATGTGGTGATGCAAGAAATAGAGTTAGACAACGAATCGACAACAACAACCCTAACACCCGAGTTTGCCGCAGAAAATAGTAGTAATGATGATGTAAATAATGTAAACTCAGATGTTGTGGAAGGTTAAAATTTATCCATCATGTCGAACCACCATCTATCCACAACTACCCAGATGTGGTTCGATTCTTACCCCGTGTAAGAAGGGGGGGAGGGTTAGCTCCACTTTCCGTCCCCCCTTATTCGAAGGATTATATGAAAATTACAACTGAAAATGAACGCAAGTTTAAGGAGAGTAAAAATGGCTGAAGAAACAATTTATATCAACAAGTGCAGCATAAAAGAAAAGACTTTTGATAACGGAGGAAGTGTACTAAACTGCTCTTTTCATATTGATGAACTAATTATACACAAAAATGAAAATGGTTGGGTCAACCTTACCATCTGTGAACGAAGAGATGTCAGTGACAAAGGGCATACTCATTATGCGAAACTAAACAACTATACCCCTCCGACAGACGATTCATCAGATGTAAAAGAAAAAAGCAAACCAGACGACGACGATTTACCATTTTAGGTTTGAGGTGCGAGTATGAAAGTGTGGTTGGCGCCAACTTTTCACCTTTTCATCTATGATTACTTGGAAAAAAAATAAGGAAAAAAGTGACTCTCGCACCCCAAAACATTAAACTTATTATCCCTAAACCAGATTATATGGATTCTGATGAATATAGAAAACTGATGAAAAAACTTGTGAAATTATTAGAAACACTTGACATAAAAGTTATAGCAAAAGATTATGAAAACACCAAACCGAATTGATATAAATTTAAAAGGTAAACCGAAACCTCAACAACGCCATCGGCACACGAAGAAAGGTTTCACATACGACCCTTCTAAATCAGATAAACAAGACCTATTAACCCTGATACACTCACAAGCCCCAAAAGAGCCGTTTTCTGGTGCTATTAGTTTATATGTAAGGTTTTCTATGCCTTATGTAAAAAAACACTATAGAACGGGTAAATTCTCAAAAGAACTTAAACCTAATCCACCGGTCGCATATAAGATTAAACCAGATATAGACAACCTTCTTAAATTTATCATGGATGCTGGAAACAATGTATTATGGAGAGATGATTCACAAATCTATAGTGTGCAGATGGAAAAGGTGTATTCAGTAAGTGGCGGCACAAAAATAACAATCATGGAGGACAATTGGGACGAGTAGATAATTTCGAGAGATGTGAACTACGGTTGGGCGATGAATATGAAATCGTCAACCCCAACATTATAAATCTTGTAAAAAAAGACCTATCCGAAGGTAACCCATTTCATTATCTGTTTACTGGTATGGTTGGTTCGGGTAAAACATATCTTGGACAACAAATAGTCAGGTCTACAATAGAATACAACTCATGGTCGTTGGTAAGTGCCATGCAACACTATAAAAAACATATCAGAATTATCGTTGGGGACTATGTCGATAAGATGGATGAAGACAGAAAAAATGATAATAAGTTTAGTGACCAATGCCTAATGCTTGATGATTTAGGCGATGAAAAACCATCCACACCAGCATCTCACGATTATTTCGGTGGTTTAATTGAGAAAAGATACTTGACGATAAAACGTAATGAAATGTCCCGAACAATAATAACAACTAATCTAAATGCGGAAATGATACGCGAAACATATGGTTCAAGAGTTTTAGATAGATTGATTGAACACTTTGTAATTTGTAAGTTTAAAAGGGTTAGTTTCCGTGAGAAAAAAGAGAGGATTATAGAAGAATGATAGTGCTTAACATATCCGAATGGATTATAAACCTATTAATATTAGGCTGCACGTTTTTAGTGTGGTGTGTGGTATTCTTTTCAGTATCTTTATTATTTTCGATGTTAAATAAGGTTCGTAAAGATTTGTTTGGCTCAAAAAATAAAAAAGGGGATTAAATCAATAACCCCCCTTTTTCCCGAAGACGTAAGAACGAGCCTTACGAATTATTTTTTCTCATATTCACCAAAGACTTCTGGAAACTGTATCTTACCTTGTTTTAATTTTCCCATAGCTATTTTAAATAAGGCTTGTGG